CGGGTGGGCTGTTCCTGGCGCGGGATACGGCGCGAACATCGTGAAGCTGCTCGGCCAGATCATGGCCCAGGAAACCCCGCAAGCACCCGCAGAGCCCGAGAACGACGGCTACCCGGAGGGAACGCCCGATTGGCAGAAGGAGGGCTTCGAGATCCTGGTGCAACGCGGGATCATCAACTCCCCCGACGTGTGGAAGGCTCGCTTCGATCAGCCGATCATGGTCGGCGAGATCCTGGCGATCATCGGCAGAATGTAACCGGAAAGGAGGGCGCAGGACATGGATGAGCTCGTAAAGGACTTGACCCTGGACATGATTTCCGAAGGTCTCTATCGGATGATCGCCGAGGCAATCGGGACGGATAACTTCTACAAGCTGGCCGAGATCGTCGGAGGCACTACGATCTATATCCCGAAGCCCGAGAGCCTCACCCGCCCCGTCCGCGACGCCCGCATCAAGAAAGAGTTCACCGGCTACAACCACCAGGAACTCGCCCGGAAGTACAGCGTCACCGAGAGATGGGTTCGGCGCATTTGCGGCCCCGGGCAAGCGGAAGGGCAGATCGGGATCTTCGACTACCTGGAAGATCCCGGGGACGAATACGAGGACGAGGGGCCTTGTAATTCTTAGAAGCACTTCGTATATCAAATTCCATAAAACGACCCTAAAATAAGACTACAAGCTGTGCTTGTAGTCTTATTTTTTATGCTTAGAGAAGGAGGCAAAAACACACATGAACATGGAACTCATCACCAGCGCAGCGAGCGACGCTCTCGTCAACGTCGTCCTCGCGATCATCGCCCTCGCCGGGGCCTACGGGGTCTACTATATCCGGCTGGGCGCGGCCAAGCTCAAGGAGCAGACAGCGCAGATCAAGGACGAGGCGGGCAGGAAGGTGCTCGAGGACGCCCTTGACGACGTGGTCAACCTTGCGACGGTCTCCGTCGGCGCGATGGAGCAGACCACCGCGAAGGCGCTCCGCGACGCGGTCAAGAAC